AATGTTAATGTTAATGGGGATGATAACAATGTAACTGATGGTACAAATACTACCGTAAATGGAAATGATAACACAACTACATTAACAGAAAACACAACAGTTGAAGGTAACTTAAACGAATTATATGATACTGGATGTTTTTATATATGTGGATATAATAATACCGTTTTAGAATCTTATAAAGGTGAATTAAGGGGGGATGAAAACAATATAAGTGGAACAACATATATTGAATCTCACGGAACAGGAAATACCTCATTTGATAATTTAAATATTGTTTTAAATGGATATGATAACTCTGGATTTACTTTGACACATGGTGTAGTATATGGTGAAAGGAATAAAATTAGTGGTTCAACATTTTCAGACATATCTAATGGTTATGACAATAATATAGAAAATTCATCTTTAATTTCCATTATAAATTCTGTTTCTGGTGAAACAATATATTCAAATAATTCATCAATAATTTCATCAACAGATTCAAAAATATATTCTGCAAACACTTCCATTATTATTGGTGGAAAAAACAGTGAAACTATTGGTGGTAAATTTAATTTTATTGGTGTTGGTGAATATAATAAAATTGTTAAAGTAAGTGATTATATATCTACTACAGCTATATCAACAGACCCAATATTCTCTTCCATATTAAGTGGACAAAAAAATAAAATATTGAATCCTTACCAATATTATTCTCATTCAGTTATTTGTGGTGGATATGGAAACTTAATAGGCTCATATAAAACATTTTATGGTGGAAATTATCTTTATTATAATCATTTTTCTACAATTGTTGGTGGTAGATATAATACAATTTTAGGACCACATTCATTTATTGGTGGTGGCGCATTTAACTCCATAAATTCTCATAGTTGGTATGGTAATATAATAAATGGTGGTCATTATAACTATATTGGTGATAAGTGGTATAGAAATCAAAATAATACAATTAATATAATTGGTGGAGGGCAAAGTAATACAATTACCACATCTGATGTATATATTAGTGGTAATATAATTGGTGGAGGGCAAATTAATAGTATTGGTAAATATCACATATATTTTGGAGAAAGTTTATATTATAATTATGATAGTTTTTATGTTAAAAACAATTCAATTTTAGGAGGACGTGCTAATGAAATATTTGGATATTATTTACATGATAATATAATAATAGGTGGTAGTAGTAATAAAATAGCATCAATAAATAAGACCAATACTTCTCCATCTTCTAAAAGTGTAATTCGCAATATAATATTAAATGGTTCAAGTAGTTCAATAAAATCAATTAACACAAAATATTCAATTATTGGTGGTAATAGCAATGGTATAATTAATGATGTATTTAATAAAGATCTTGTAGTACCATTTTCTAAAATTTCTGGTTTTAGAAGAACTGATTCAACAATAGTATTTGGCGAACATAATTTAATATCAAATTCATTATCTTTTGATACGATTATTAATGGTTCACACAATAAAATATATTTATCAACTTTTAATATACCAACAATCGAAACAATTAAACGACCAAATAAAGGTTCATTTACATCAATATTAGGTGGTAGCTATAATATAATTACATGGGATAAAAACTCATCAAATAAAGAAGTTGTACCAGTAGCTTCAACAATAATAAATGGATTTAATAATAAAATAAGACATTCATCTTATTCTTTAATTGGTGTAGGTTCAGATAATGTTATTTATACTCAAAATACTTATAATAACATATATAAATCAAACCTAATTTTGGGTGGATTTAAAAATAAAATATCTAATGCTGGAAATTCACCCACTACACCAAATATTTATTCAAATTCTTATAATTCAATATTAAATGGATTTGGTAATATAATAAAAGTAATTGCCGATCCATTATACACTATGTCTAGATTTAACACCATAAATAACGGATATGGAAATATAATAGAAGAAAGAACAAATTATTCAACAATTATAAATGGTAGAAATAATAAAATTAAACATTATAATTCATCTCATTTTAATAACTATACAACAATAATAAATGGATATTATAATACTTTACAGGATGGTAGATATACTACTTTATTAAATGGTTATTATAATAAGTCAATACAAGGAGAATATTCAGTATTATTTGGATATAATAACTATTCAAAAGGCTCTTTTTCTTCTATTGAATTAGGTTCATCAAGTAAAAATTATTATAATTATTCAACTCTAACTATGGTTAGAGAATCTTATGTTAGATATTCACAATACTCATTATTATTTGGAAAACATAATAATTTAAATTATCAATATCATACTATAGGTTTTGGTTATAACAATAATACTAATAATAATGATTATTTAATATTTAACTCCTCAAATTGTAATATTAATTATTCTAATTATTCAATAATCAATTCTGAAAATACACAAATAAATAACACAAACTTTTCAATAATTTCAACATCATCTGGTACAATAAATCAAACAACCAACACAATTGGTATTGGTAATACAATAATTAGTGGTAGTTCAATTAATAGTATAATTATTGATGGTTGGACACATGATGTTTTAAATTCTATTATTATTAATAGTAAAGGGTTTGGTTCTAATTTAATAAGTGGTAATACTATAATTGGTATTTCTTCTGATTCTTCAACTATAATTGGTAACAACATTATTACAATAAATTCACAAAATTCTACCATAGATAGTGATCAATCAATATCTATAAATTCAGAACTTTCTACAATTTCAGGTTCAACAAATTCAACTCTTATTGATAGTCCAAATTCACAAATAACATTATCAAACAATTCTTTGATTTTAAATTCAGAAAATTCATCTATTGATAATGTTGAAAATGGTTTAATAATAAATTCAAATAATTCAACCCTTACTCATTCAGGTTCTACAATAATCGGTGGTAGTAATATTGTATCAGTAGATTATGATACTGTACATGTTCAAAAATTAAATATTGGAGAAGTAAGTGCTAGTACAACATCCACAGAACTTCTTGTTAGGGAGAGCAATGGAATGATAAACACAATAAATATTCCAAACATTTCAACATCAACAGGAAAATATGTTGCAACTGTATTAATTACTGGTGGGACTCCTGTAACAATAACACATAATCTTAATACTGAAGATGTAATAGTACAATTAAAAGATTCTACAGGTAAATTAATAATACCAGATGTTGTTAATAATTATACAAATAACAGTGTTGATATTCAAGTATCAAATACTGATACATATAAAGTAATAATAATTGGATAAATAATAATAAAATGGAAATAAGAGGAAATATACTTTCAGGTAAAGACAATATCATAAGTGGTAGTTCAAATTCAGACATAATTGGTGGAATTTATAATGTAATTGATAGTGGGTGTAAATATGTTTCTATATTAGGTGGTATTAGAAATAAAATAAAATCAACAAGTTCATCAATTATAATATCTTCTGAAAATAGTGAATTTGAAAATGGTGATGGTGTAATAATTAAATCAAATTTTAGCAAAGTATATTATAATTCTAGTAGTGGAATAATTATAGGTGGCGCTTTAAATATTATTAAAAATTATTCAACAAACAATTTTATAAGTGGTGGTTTTAATAATATAATTAATAATTCAGACTATTCTATTATAATTGGTGGAAAAAATAATACAGTAACTGGTAGCACAAATTCTGATATTATTGGAGGATATAATAGTATAATAGATGGAAGTAATATATCTGGAATTGGTTCAGGTGACTTTAACAAAATCATAAACAGTTCATTTAGTATAATTGCTGGAGGATACAATAATAATATTCATAATAATTCTTTATCATGTTTTATTGGTGGGGGGTATAACAATAAGATATATAATAATAGTAGATATTCAACAATAGTTGGTGGTATTGGTAATGTAATATATGGTGGTGGTGGTAATATTGCATCATACAATGTAGTCGGTGGTTATTATAATAATGTTTATTATGCAAGACAAAATTTTATTGGTGGGGGTAGATATAATATAATTAAAAACGTTTCATCTACAAGTGTAAACATAACTAGATATTCATCAATAGTTGGTGGGGATAAAAATTTAATAGAGCAAAGTGGATATTCATTTATTGGTGGTGGTCATAGTATAACAGTTAATGCTGATGCTAATGGAGATTTATTAAGTGATTTAACTAATGGTGAGGTTGATTTATATATTTATATTTCACCAATACAAATAATATAAATTAAAATATTTATATAATACAATAAAATAATCCATAAAAGAATAAAATAAATACTTATAATATATGAGCGTACCCCAATCAGAAAAAGAAAAATTATTTAGGCAATTTAGACATTCTTTAGGCGCACCTTTAAGAAAAATTGAAGTTACCAATGAACAATTGGAAACATTATTAGAGATTGCCATTGAAGATTACACACAATACGTACTTGAATATTTAATTGAACATCAATGGCAATCTTTCATTGGTAAAGAGATTGACAATATAGATATGGCGTTTGCATTAACCACAAGAAGTTTTGATTTTATGACTCAATTTACATATGCATATTCAAAACAAGTTGGTTTGCAAACAAACGGACCATGGGAACTGAAAAAGGATTTTATTGAAATTGTTCCAGGAAAACAAGTTTATGAAATACCAAAAGGTCGTGAAATAAATCAAGTATTATGGTTAACCCCACCAACAATGGATCATGCTTTATTTGCATATTATGGTGGTTTTGATTTGGGATTTGGTGGTGGATATGCTCAAGTTGGAAGAGGTTGGGGAGCATCAACAACTGGTGGATATGGTTATGCTGGATATGGTGGTTATTATGTTGCCCCAGCATATGACGTTTTATTAACCGCAGCAGATTTCAATTTAAAACATAGAATGTTAAGAAGTGAACTTGTATATAAAATAACTGCTGGACCAAACGGAACAAGATTATTGCATTTATTATCAACACCAGGTTCTAGATTAACATTTATGAGAGGTGTTGGGGCAAATCAAATTGGATTGGCTGGATGCAAAGTTTGGTATTATTATTATGATATAAATGGAAAAAGTCCTGATGAATGTAGAAAAGATAATCCTGATGTAATAAAATTACCAAATGAAGTTCCTTTGGGCAAACTTGATTATAGTGAATTTAATGAACCAACGAAAATTTTAATACGTAAATTATTTATAGCTGAAGCAAAAAGAACATTAGGAAGAACTCGTGGAAAATTTGGTGGTGTTGTAGGTCCACCCAATGCTCAATTTACTATGGATTATGAAAGTTTAATACAAGAAGGTAATGCAGAAAGGGAAGAAGTATTAAAAAGATTGGATGAGTGGTTGTCAAGATTAAGTACTGAAAAAATGTTGGAGAGAGCTGCCAATGAAAGTGAAAATCTTAATAAACATCTTAAATATAGACCATTAGGTTTTTATGTATATTAAGATTTGTTTAAACTTCATTATCTTTTAAACAATAACAAGTTTTTCCATCATAACCACAATTTTCATTCCCACAATTTATGTTATCATTTCCTTCAAGAAATACATCTTTACCCAATTTTGACATTTCTTGAAACCATATATCAAATTTATTATTATTGTTTAAAGAAAATTTAACCCAATTATTTTTATACCATCCTTTTCTAAATAATGCGGTTTTTTTGTATTTAAAAATACTTTTTAATGGTGCTATTTTAACGCCCCATTTTTTTGAATAAAAATAATATTCATTATTAAATTCTTTAATATCAAGAAATGTTAATATTTTTTTTGGCAAATTCCCACTTTTCTTTATTTTAACCAAATCATCATATTCAAGTCTTTTAATAATATTAAATAACATTTCCTTTTCATTTAATATTGATTGCTTTTTCTTTTTCTCATTTCTTATTTTCCAATCTTCCACAATTTTATCAAATTCAATTTCATCAATATTATTTGGTATTTTATTAACATTAACCCAAAATTCTATTTCATCATCTGACATTTTAAGTAAATCATCTAAATTATCTTGGTCTGATGGTTTTATTGGATAACCTGATACCAATTCACATTCTTTTTTTGTAAAATATGATCTTTCTTCAAGAAAGAGTTTGCCAGTTTTTCTATCTTTTTTTACTGATATTAAAATATTGTCTCTAATATCTTCATTAAATACCACTAACATTCTTTTTATTCTTTTATTTAAAGCATCTATGTATTTGGATACATTATATTTTATTTTTTTTGAATTTCCATTTTCCAAATCTTTTTCATCAATATACACACAATTTAATATTATATCTTCAATTTCACCATTTTTATTTTTTTTAACGGTTACATCTCCTGCATTTTTGTTATCACTTGTATTCACGTAATACACAGTATCGCCCAAATCCTTTTTTATCTTATGTTTTATTAACAATTCCATGTGGGCTTGTCTTGATTTAAGTATTCCTGTTTTTGTTCTTTCTTTTGTATATATGTTAATATAATCTTCTACTGTTTGCTTAACACGTTTTTTTGTTGCAATTTCTGAAATTGGAATTTCCATGTTAAATATTTTTTCCACATAATCATAATAATATTCTATAAATTCATATCCTTTTCCATCAAGCAGTAAGGAAATTCCATTTTTAATAAAATTTTCTATATATGTGGGTATTGTTTTTGAACTAAATGTATTTCCGACAATTGTTATATCATCTCCTTTTTTATATGCATAATTTTTTCTTGCAAAGTTAATTGTTGAATCAATATATTCATCAATATCAAGTCCCAATCTTCCAATCATATATTTTTCATTAAATTCGCATAACACGGCTTCAATTCCATTAACCACCGTATTTGGGGGATATTTTTTGGTTTTCCAATGCGAACCCTTCACCACATATTTATATTCATCAATATTTTCGGGTATTTTAAAATTAAAACCATCCGTGTTATGAGCAACTATATTTCCAATCCCAGCAATAAACGTTCCATCCGCTGATATATCATATACATAATCATCATAAGAATCTTTTATTTCAATATTAACAACATAATCTTCTAATATATTATTCTCTTCATTATCAATTTTATTCCTTTTATATATTTTAAGAACAAAATTTTCATTATCTGAATCAAAAATAACATCAACATCATATCCTACATCTCTTAACAATAAATTTAATGCACATATTAATTGATATGATTTATGGGAAATTTCATTTATATTATCAATTGAATCCGAACCATTATATCCTTTGGCAAATCCTTCCAAAAATATTTTTTTTGTATTAATATCAGAATTTAATATTGCTTCTGATATTTTTTCAATTTTAAAATCTCCAATTCCGATAAAATATCCATTTAAACGAGCAAATGATTCCATTACTTTTATTCCATTCTTTGGCAAATCAAAATTTATGGTGTCTATTTTATCACCATAACTTAAATTGGTTGGTTTTATTTCAATATTATTTGAAAATAATGAATGGTCTGATGTGCATTCAATAAATCCGTGTTTGGTATTTATTCGATATATCTTTTTATTTGTTTTATGTCTGTATATATATTTTATATCTTTCCAACCATTTTTTGTTAAAATTTGATAATTTTTTGGTGAAAAATCTCTTTGTTGTCCGTTTATATCAATATAATCATCATTAAACAATTCTTTTATTGGCAATATATTAACCATCATTGTATCCTTATATCTTATGTATACTGGTGTTTCTCCAGTAACGGAATCTCCAACCAATGGTTCAAATCCTTTTGACATCATATATTTAACCATCAGTCTTAATAATTGCCTTCCCCTACAAGTTGTTTCTTCTGCTGCTTTTATGTCCCCCCAGGGAAATATATATGGCGCACCGAATGAACCAAAGAATGAGTTTGCCAAAATCTTTATCGGCATTTCTTCTTTTGATATTTCTTGTATTTTTTTTAATACCTTTTCTTTATCATCAAATTCATTCAATCTTGATTTTAAATCTTCTTTTAAAAATTTAAGTTCATCACGTTCATCAACCACATATTCCAAAAACATAATCATTGCATTCGTAAAATCATATTCGCTCTTTATGTTATATGTTATTTCGGTTTTTGGATATAGTGCGGCATAATCAAATTTAACAACATTTCTTTCAAAACCAACTTTTAATAATCTTGATAATCCGCCGACAAATGATTTTTTTTCACCAAAATCGGGTATTGCAAGATTGTTATAATATGACCATGATGTCATTATCAATTTCCAAATGGCTGCCGTTCCAGATGTGGTTGCCGTTTGGAATGTTGTTGGAATTATTTTGGATATGTGATAACTTGCCTTATTATATATGTTATCAACCTCCATTGTTTCCCATAAGTCATCAATCAAATATCTGTTAACAATATATTCCCCATTAACTTCCTTATATTTTCCAGAATTTATTTTGTTAATATGTTCTTCATTATTTTCATCATATTCAAACCAATCGCCATTTTCATTATTAAAATAAAATTTATTTCTTGAATATAATATTTTGTTTATTTTATCACCTTTAATATAAACACGATTTTCCTTATTTATTTTTGAATATTTTGTAATATATTTAAGATTATTTTTCTTAATTTTTCTATCAATGCTTTGCGCCCGTCTTACCGCATGAATGGTATCAATTATTGAATATCCGAACAATATGGTTTTTTCATATCTTTCAACCTCTTCACCTATTTTAAGATATGATGGTTTTCTTATTAATGTTGTCCCCTTCTTTAATCCCGATACATATTTTGTCAAATCAAAACCCAAATGTTTTGATCTTTCAATCATAAAATAAAAATCGAAGTTTTCGCTATTGTATCCTGCGATTATTGATGGTTTTATTTCTGAAATATATTTGAAAAATTTAACGATTGCAATTGCTTCTGATTTATATAATTCATCATTTATTATTTTTCTTTCCTCATCCGTTGGTTCTCTTTTTTCTTCAAAATATATTTTATGGTATGTTTTGCTTTTTACGGTTATTACTTTTTTAACCCCACGATTATCATACATACCGATTTTTGTTATTCTATGTTTTTCTGGATTTAATCCTTCCGTTTCAATATCGAATACCAATTTATGAACATCTTCATAATCATTAAATCCTTTGAACAACCTAATTCCTTTTTGCAACATAAATTGTTCTGTGGGGTGCAAATAATAGAATTTGTTTTTATTTTCTTTTTTATATATGCTTACACCACCTTCTGAAAAAAATGATATTATATCATTAAATGAATTTGTTGTATGGATAATATATTTATATGAATTTAATAATCTTTCTGGAACTTTTTCATCAGGTGTATCATCATTTTTATATTTTAATTTTCTTACCTTTAATCCATATTTTTTTAAAGCCTTTTTTATTTTTATATTATTCCCACCATATAATTCTCTAAACACATCTTCTTTAACCCACATAAAGGGTTTAAACCTTTGCTTTTTTATCAATTTACCATGTTCGGGATGATCAATAATCAGATAAGCAATGTTTGAATAATAATCACATTCAATATTTGTTACATATTTTTCATCACTTAAACCTTCAAGAAATTTTTTTACAATTTCATTTTTATTTTCTAATGTTATAGTTTTGCTCATACCATAATTAAATTATGTGTAACAAAAATATAAAAAAAATTAACACAATTAAGTTTAATCGAAAAAAAATATAAAGAATTTTAGATTAACTAAATGAGAGGTAATAAAATTATATAATATGTATATACAATATATCTTTTATTGGGACAATTAATTTATTTCCATCAGAAAATTTTATTATAAATTCTCCAATATATCTTCCAGGTTTTGAAGTGTCTTTTTCACTAAAGGTATAACCAATATAAAATTCTTCATCCAATGAATCCGATTGTTTAATTTTTTGAAACAATTCACCACGTTTCATTCCCAAAACCTTTTTTCCAGTTTGGGCATCATACATATTAAAAAATATATCAGAATTTTGAATGTCATAATATAATTTTCTGAAATCATTTCTTCCATCATTGACAAGTTCCAATTTGAGTATTGGCAATGTAGATTTTTGTTTTATATAAAAATCCATTTTATATTTTATTTTAATATTTTATCCTCAATTATTAAATACCTTAAAAATTAAAATCCCACCAATTGGCGGGATTTTAATTTGTTTAAATTTTAGTATAACTTCCCAATTTCAGTTGGGTTGATAAATATCTTTCTTAAATCTGTTCATTTATCTTATTTTTTGCATATTCATTAACCCATGCAAATCTTGTATTTATTTTTTCAATTATATGGTCTGGAAATTTATGTTCATGTTTTACATATTTAATTTCCCCTTCTTTAATTGTATGGGGGAATTTATAATTATAAAACATATCATATTCAACTGTGGTCTGTTTCAAATCGGAGAAATTATTTTTATCGTAATCAAATCTTTCAATTCCGAGAAATTTATGAATTTTATCCATTGTATCTTGGGTTCTGTTGGTTAATGACCAATAATCAATTATTAATATTCTGTCCTCATATCCCATTTCAATTGCATCATTTAATAACCAAACTGGTCTTGCAACAATTCCACCGTCATTTATAAACGCATCCACTCTTGCTGATAATGTGGTAAAATTAACCCCACCAGCCTCATCCACATTTTCCATTAAAATTGTTTTTCTGTGTTGTCTTTCAATTGACCATAATATATCAATGGGATTTCTGTATGTCCAAATAACTTTTGTTTCTTTATTGTCCATTATTTCATCCAATAACATTAAATGGGCTGTCCAACCTCTTGATTTGTCAAATATATATTTTTTCCCATCATAATAACCCTTTAAAAAACCAAGCATTCCATTTTTCATATTATTATATAATGAAATTCTGTCATTTGTTTTAAAGGTGATATTATTTGAAAAATTTGTTCTCATTGACAACAAAACATCCAATACTGGGGATGTTGATGTTGCATGAAAATTTGGATTCATATTTAAAATATTGCATAATAGAGTTGAACCGCTTCTTGGTAATCCTGCAATTAATGTTAGTTTTTCCATTTAATAATTTTTTTTTATTTTATTATGTTTAAAGAAAAGATAAATATTATAAAAAAAATGTTATATTTTTTTGTATTATTTCCAAATCATTTCTATTTATGTTATGAAAGAAAATTAAAACGTTTTAATTATCCCTGGGGATGTGAATAAATCGCTTAAATGCGATAAAATAATAATAATAACAAATAAAAAAATTTAAAATTATGTCAGTAATAATAAATGATAGTTTGGTAGGTCAAAAAATAAAAATTGATTCTTTTACTATTCATGGCAAAAAAGTTTATGATCAAGGAAGAGGAAAAAAGATGTTCCAAGCAACACCAAGACATCTTATAGTAGATGATCACACTTTATCAATTGCTAATTTTTCTGTTTTCAATTTTATGGATGCGCTTTATGCATTATTTGGTGGTGTTAACTTTAATGAAGGTTGGAATTTAGTTTTACCACACAAATCTAGTTTAAATGATTTAATTAGCTTAGCAAGTTCAGGTCAGTATAATGAATTCATTTTAAAAATTAATAAAGATGAGAAAAATGTATTATTTGATATAAAAATTGATAACGTTCCATTTAGTGGTATAACAAACACATTGGCACTTTAACAAACCTTAAACAACAACCCACCCATAACAAATATTGTGGGTGGGTTTATTTTTAATAAAAAATAACCAACCAATAAAAACTGTTTAAATATGCAAGTTTTATTTGATTATAGAAAAGAGGAAAAGGTTATCACAACACAAAAGGGTGATAAAATTGTGAAAGTTATAAGAAGAGGACCAAGAGGTATTGTAGCAAGAGTTATTGGTTACGGTATTATTGTAATTTATGATAAGACTGAAGCTGATGATCACATGAACGATACTGAAGAACAGCTATTAACAGCACTCATTTCAAAAATTGATGCTATTTAATTTTTATTCATAAATTCCATTATCAATTTAAATGCCTGATCAATTGTTTTAAACGATTTATCAGGTGCCAACAGATGTTTTTTGTTTATTAAAATCATAGGAACATAATCATTACCGCTAATTTTTGTCAATTTTTCAAATTCTTCTTCATTTTTTTCATCAGATACATCAACATCATAATATTCAATTCCTTCATTTTCCAATTTACTTTTTAGTTTTTTACAATATACACAATCTGGCATTGTATAAATTCTAATCTCTTTCATATCTTAATTTTTTTAACCAAAATTATTTTTTAATATATAATCTAAAATATATTCAGATTCAGAATAAGAATTTTTATTTTCTGATAGAATAGTATTTATAATATCTTTTTTATTTTTTAACACATTCCACATTATTTCGCTCACGGTATTAACAAACAGTTGGTATTTTACAATTGTTCGTTTTGTTTGACCAATTCTATAACATCTATCTTCTGCTTGTTCATTATTACCAGTAACCCAATCAAAAGAATTAAAAATTACATAATTTGATTTTGTTAATGTAATTCCCACTCCAGCAGAAATAATATTTCCGATAAACACTTTTATTTTATCATTATTTTGAAATTCATCAACACTTATTTGTTTATCCTTATCAGACATCCCCCCATAATGTATAACGCTTTTATTTCCGAAATGCTCATGCAATTCCATTAATTCATCCGTAAATGTGGTAAATATAACAACTTTATTTCCATTTTCAATAATTTCATTTACATCTTCTATTGTATATGGGATATTTTCCATTGCAATAAATTTCCTTAATAATGTAAGTTCCACCAATTCTCTTCTTGGTCTCCCTCTCTTTTTTTCTTCCCTTCTTTTTTCCAAATAATCTTCCCACAAATTTTCATATTCAAGCCTTTTCTCTTGTGTTAATTCATGATATTGTGGCATTATTATTTTTTCTGGCAAATCAATAACCTCATCTTTTAATCTTCTAAGCAAAACATTTTTTGTTTTTCTTGAAAGTTCATCAAGATTTGATGCTCCATTTGTTATCCATATTGTTTTCTTCTTTCCGCTTTTTAAACGTTTATTTATTTTTTTTGCATCACAATATCTTTTAACATAAAAATCCCATCTGTCAGCCACAGGATGTCTTATTAATTTTAATAAATTATAAAAATCAATTGGTCTGTTAACAATTGGGGTTCCAGTCAACAACCACACCCTTTCAATTCCATGATTTAATATTATATCGCTTAATATTTTTGCACGTATTGATTTATAATTTTTAAGATAATGTGCTTCATCAATAATAACCAAATCAAATTTGCTATTAACAATTTGTTTGTTATTCTCAATTAATATCCCTTCTTCATTTCTTATCCCATTCCCTATTGTGTGGAAGTTTTTAAGAATATCATAATTTATTATTGTGAATCTGCTACTATCCCATTTTCTTCCATTAACAATAACCACATTATCATCAAAATTTTTTATTTCACGTTCCCAATTTATTTTTACAGATGATGGACATACAATTAGAACTTTTTTTGCATTTATTTCCAATGCCGATATTATGGCTTGATATGTATTATGTGTAACAATCCCACCTTTTGTTACAAATAAATGAGATTTTGAATCCAATAAATAACAAACGCTTTCATTCATCCCTACATATTCAATATCAACAATATATTTTTCATATTTTGAATTTAAATGTTTATGTTTTAAATAAAAAAATAAATCCATATCAATTGACATGGGTATTATTTCTTCTGGAAATATAAGGCTTAATTTATAATAATCATTTTCTTTTATATATTCCCCAACACCACCCAAAGATTGTGTAACCTCAATTATATCTTTTGCCAAATTTATATATTTGGTTTTATAAATAATTTTTAAATATTCATCCAATTCCAATTCAACATTGTTGTCAAATAATCCTTTTAATAAAGAAATTCTATCATATATGGAAGAATATTTGTATTCATTTTTTATTTCTTTATTTTTTAAATTTGGTTTGTCCTTGTAATATGTTTCTGATAAAATTTTCCCATATAAATAAGGGTCTGTAATTAACGCTTTATTATTTTTAAATTCAATTGGTTTTGGCAATTGTATTTTCCATATATATTCATCATTTATTTTATAATATGTTTTTATTTTTTCACCATCAACATTTATTTCATTATCTTTATCACATAATTGTTTTGTGGTTAAAAACAACTCTTTATTATCATCTCTTTTAATAACCTTCCATAAATGGTCATCCGTAACGGTTAATGACGTATTATCATTAAATTTTACCTTATATAACTTTCTTTTATCCTCATTATATATAACTTTTTTAACCTTTACTGGTTCACCATTTTCATCAATTAAAAAATCACCAACTTTAATATCCTTTGATTTCACAATTCCATTTGGTGTATAAACATATTCATTTAAACCAATACATTTTCCCAATCCCATATCATCTGATAATATGCAACCTTTTCTTGAAACCAAAAATTTTATTCCTTCCTCTTGATGTTTAAATGGTTTTCTTTTTAATTTATCCAATTTTTCATATTTTGAAAAATCTATATCTATTTCTACATTATCAAAAAACAAATCGTCCACCAATTGGGTTTTTGGTAACCAAAACAATTCGGAATTTTTTTGATTTTTTGTTAATTTTCCAATAACATGATAAGAATTTTCATTTTCAGCCAAAAATTTTTCCACCAGCATTTTTTTGGGAACAAATCCCAAATTATATTTTTCTTTGAAATGTTCACCAAGATATGGGGTAATTTCAATTATTTTATTTATTGTTTCGGGTTCTTTATTATAATTGTTTATTATATAATCAATTTGTTTTGTTGTTAAACTTTTTCTTTTCAATACCTCAACATCATATTTTAATTTTTTTAAATATGGATTATTTCCATTATAATTTAACAACAAATTATATGCTTCTATATATTTTAGCTCTTTGTCTAACACTTAAAAAATATAAATATATTTATTCCTTTGTTAAAACTATTTATTATATGAGGATTTGTATTATATATTATACAATAATAAAATTACCAAAAAAATATAAATGAATAAAAAATTACCCATAAAACGATTAAATAAATTTTATTCTGAAGAGGATTATAAATTGGATATTGAGATGGGTATGGAAGCTCTTGGTGATTCCAATTTTACCGTAATATTGTTTAGGGTTGATTATGATAGAACCGAAAGTGATGATTTGTATGGTGAATCTCCAAGAAACGGAATATCATTTTATCCCCCAGTTGAAATTACGGTATTTCCTTCAATATCAGAAGCTGAAAATAAAGCATACAATGAAAATGCTGGTTCATTAAGATATATGCAAGATGGTAAATTGGAATTTTATGTATATGAAACGGAACTTCAAATGAGAAATGTTGATATTAAATATGGGGATTATATCGGTTATCAAATTGATGAGGATAGAATTAAATATTTTGTTGTAACAAATGATGGCAAAATAAATTATGATGATGAAAAAACAATAATGGGATATAAACATACTTATAGAAAAATAACATGTGCAATTGCAGATGAAAACGAATTTAACGGTTAAATATGGGTTTACCAAAAGGATATTTAAAACATATGATGTTAAAAAAGTCCCCACAGGGGAATGAGAAAAGATATGAATTTTTTAAAAATATACAAAAGAATGTCGGTCATTTACCAAAAGGGGTGTTATATGAAGATATTGATTCATCGTTCATAAATTTTGCCAATGAAAACTTTACCATTTTAATTGATGGAGAAAAAATACCAGTAATTTTTTTAACAATTCAAAGATGGAATGAATTTAAAAAGACTTGGTCATTTTCAGATAAAGATAAAAACATAAAATTACCATTCGTTACCATAACACGAAAACCCGATATTCAATTTGGAACTGCACATGCTGGTAATTGGAATATACCCCATAATGAACAATATACATATGTAAAAGTTCCTGTTAATAAAGATGGGAGAGAAGGAATTGATATATATAAAATACCACAACCAATACCAGTAGATATTACTTATGAGGTGAGATTTTTCTGCAATAAGATGAAAGATTTAAATAAAATTTATTTAAAAATACATAACTTATTTAAGAGCAGACAATATTATATATCCCCAAATAATCATTTTATGCCAGTTGTTCTTGAAAACATTGGTGATGAAAGTACAATTAGCAATTTTGAAGATAGAAGATATTATGTTCAACTATTTGAAATGAAAGTTTTGGGATATATTTTGGATGAAAATGATTTTATTGTTGAACCTGCTGTTACACGTGGAATTATTTTAAATGAATTATATACAGACAATGATGTGATAAATGTTAAGGTTGATACGGATAAAGAAAATAGAACATTTACATATAATATATTATTTAAACCTTTATCCAAAAATTGGATTGAAATAGACCCAGATATTGATGGGCAAGTTTTAACCGTAAACAAAATATCAAACATATATTCTTATGATATTTACCTAAATGGTGTTAAAGTTACCGAACCATTTAATTTTACAGCTGATGACATTATAAAAATAAACATAACAAGAGACGCAAACATTGAATCCAAAATAATTATTAATGGTATTATAATTTAAATGTAATGAGTTGTAATTCAAACCCCAAAAATATAAATAAAACTTTTATTGTTGAGCGTGTAGATAATGATGAAGATTTAATACAAATAAGTGCTTGTACAGCCACTTATACAAATAAAATTCATTCTTGTTATGATGACACTGAAATTATATTAAGCGGTGATGTTATAACCAATAAAAACATATTGCCAACAGAAGATAATACTTTTACCATTGGTTCTTCCAATTTAAGATTTAGAAAAATAAATTCTGTTGAAGGTGAAGTTACCGTTTTTAAAGTTACATCATCAATAGAAACTCCCTCATTAGATTTGGGTTATGATAATAATGGCGAACATAGGATAATAACAGCTAACAATTCAATAATACAAGATGATATTTTAAGCGGGGGAACTTTTTAAAATGATATAATTAAAATATTGTTTTAATATTTTTTTTGATATTTAATAATAGGTGATAGAAATAAAAAAATAACATTGTTAATATAAGTTAATAAAAATGGCAATTAGAAAAACAACACATGTATTAAAGCATAGTACAATACCAAATAGAGCATTACCCTCATCATTATTGACAGGCGAACCAATTGTTAATACTGCTGAAGGTATTGTTTATTTTTCGGGAGTATCATCTTCAACAAATGAATGGGTGCCTTCAGGTGTTAACCCAAATTTTTTTGAGGTAGGTTCTAATTTATATGATTTATCATTAAGAAATAGAATTATTAAATATGAAGGACAATCAGGATCTGCATTAGTTGATAAAATATTAGTAGGAACTAGTAGTGGATTTACTTTAGTAGATAAATCTACATTAGTATCATCATTGGATACTTATGTTACTGGTGCAACTTATGATCAAGCAACAGACACATTAACATTGTCTTTTAATCAAGGAAAACCTGATATTAATGTTACAGGAATTACTGATTATTATGTTACTGGTGCTACCTTAATTGGAAGTACTGTATATTTTAATAGAAATGATACATTATCAGCTTTTACATTAGATTTAAGTTCATTAGATGTAAATGACACTTATGTTAGCGGAATGACTTATTCTCCAAGTCAATTGACGCTATCAAGAACTGAAGGAGAACCAGACCTTACTGTTATTATTGATACTTTTACTGGTGCAACAGTACAAGATTTAACACAAGGAAGAGTTGTGTTTGTTGGAACAAACGGAAAGCTAATTGACCAAGCTGGATTTACATATGATTCAACAACAAAAACATTATCAACGCCCACAGATGGGGCAATGAATGTTGGTACTGGAGGGTTGATTGTTGGTTCTGGTGGTGATCCTGATACTCCTGGTGTTGGAGATGTTGTTATTCATGGTAATTTAACTGTTTTTGGTGATTCTGTAAAATCATTTACTAATGAATTATATGCAGAAGATCCCAGAATTACTTTAAACTATAATCCTACAGGAGACACTTCTAATTCTTCTGTAAATTCAGGAATTGTTATACAAGATGGTTCAGGTGTTGCTGGTTCTGATGTTGTATTTGCTATTGTTAGGGGAGCTAATTTAACTGGTACAACAACATCTACTATACCTGATATTTCAGAATATACAGGAACTACAGGCTATGGAAACAGAGTATTTATTACTGAATTAAATGATATAGTAATAAGAAGTACAGATTCATTTGATGATGGAACTGCTGGTAGTGTTAATGGAGTTAGAGTGTTGGCTGAATTTGATATATTGGATGGCGGAACATATTAATTGTTAGTGTAAAATTTTAATAACACAGCCTATATAGGCTTTTTTAAATATCCATATAGATATATGGCTAATCGTAAAAGTAGATTTATTTTAAAGAGGTCAAATGTACCTGGAAAAGTACCGACATTATCTGATTTGATTACTGGTGAATTAGCATTAAATACAGCAGATGCTAAATTATATACCGAATCAACATCACAAGGTGCAATTGTTGAAATTGGATGGGATAAAGTATCGAAGTCAGGAGATACAATGTCAGGACAATTGGTTGCCCCATCGTTTTCAGCAAACACATATTATGGTGATGGGTCAAATCTTACAGGAATTGAAGATTCTTATTTAACTGGTGGAACATTTTCATCAAACGGAACGTTAACATTAACTTTAAACAACTCAAAACCTGATGTTAATATAAATTTAAGTGGAATTAAAAGATTATCATTTAATTCACAGCAAGCATTTCAAGTAAGTACCACTACAGCATATTTTACAACTTCATCAATGTCATTTATTGCATTTGATGGTACAGGAAATTCAAGTGAGAGATGTTCTTTTGAATTTATTGTCCCGACAGACTATGTATCAGGTGGAACTTTTTATATTATATACATGACACAAGCGACAACAGAAAACATTAAATTTGAAATTGATATAACATCTGTAAATATTGGAGATTCGGCTGCAAACCTGACAGAAACGGGTCTATATGTTGTTGTGCCAGGCTCATCATCTGATTATATATTACAAGAATCACCACAAATATCCCCAGTAACAACTAATTTCACACCAAATAAAATAACATCTGTTACATTAATTAGACTTGCAGGAGATACAGAAGATAATTATAATGGAACTGCTTATGTATGGGGGATTATATTTGAATATTATGGAATAATGTAATTAAATAAATTGATTAAATGGGAGAATTAAAAATTAAAAATCATATAATTAATGGTGATTTAACAAAAATAAAAAATGTTTCACCATCAGATTATTTTTTACAATTAAGTGGTGGGACTATAACTGGTGATTTATCTATTAATGGAAATTTAACTGTTAATGAAATTAGTGAAACAAAAAAAATATGTTCATTATATAATTATGGATTAAATTATACAGTTAATTTTCCAGCAAAAAATGTATGGGTAGCACCAAACGTTACATATAACCAAAAATTTTTATTTAATTTTTCAGTAAGTGGAAACAGTATTACATACACTCATCAAACAACTGATTATTTTTTAATAATTTTAAGTGGAAATATTGAAAGAAATACTGAAAATGTTGATGTTTCAATGGGTATTTCAATAAATGATTCTATTCCTTCAATGGGTTATGTCTTTAAAAAATTAACTCATAAAGTTTCATTTACCATAACATCTATTTATCAATTAAATCAGAATGATGTTATTAAAATGG